GTGTTTGGTTTTGTGTCTAAAACAACACTCGGACAATTTGTTCGTTCTAATACCTTCTTTTCAGACCCAAACATATAATTCCAATCATCAATAAAAAGCCACATTGAATAAGTAAAATTACTGGAATTATTTGAATTCTTTAAATCGTCCGCTTTAATCGTTTGTGGGAGTTTAGCCTTCGCCATCTCAGTCAATTTATTTGTTTTAGAAAAAGCATTTACTATTAAATATACAATAACTAATAAAACAAAGACAAGTATGACATATTGTTTAACATCCATTTTATATATATTATATAATATAAATTAACTATACTATATCTAAATATACTGAATCATATTATTGTACCCCTACCATATTTTTTGCGGAATTCATAAATTTATTATTAGGGTTTTCGTTTTTTTCAATATTTAAATTTACATCATCCTTAATGCTCCATACATATGGTATATCTTTTCCTCGTAAAACTTTATAGTTCAATATAATATTTTTTTTAGTAAGAATATTTTCATAATAAGTAACATTACATATACCGCCGTATAACCCATTCACCGCTCCCGTAGTTACACTATCAAACGACATATATGGAACGACGCTTGATGTAGAGGCAACTAATGCTCCATTTAAAAAAACATCAATATAACCATCATCATAATTTATGACAATATTATTCCACTTTTGATACATAACCTTTTTGGTTTCATATACTTGTATCAGTTCATTTTTTTTATTTATATCATTAGATGCATTTTCAGCCATGACACGTAAACTATTTAATTTTCCATTATATTCCAACGCAATCTTTTCTCCGTATTTTAATATATTTGTATATTTCCCATATGAACCATTCGTATTTGGCGGTTGGGGGTTTAAATTAAACCACCCAGAAAGAGCATATTTATATCTATATTGTTGTAATTCTGTATCTGTATATTGAGGATGAACCTCAAAATCTATTTTCAACCAAGTAGGGTTTTTTATTTTTTTGTATATCCATGCTAAATATTTATTCTTTGGTTCATTTGGGTCAGTATATTTCGATTCTGGTGCATTATCCAAACTATTTCTATCTTTTATCTCCAAATCTCTCTTAATCTTTTCATTTTTTCTTCTACTATGTATTTCATCAATTAATGCCAATTCTTTTATATCTATATCCTTGCGTTTATATAAATCATTATAATTTCCTATATGATGCTCTTGATTGAGATTTACTGGTTCATTTAATAATTTCAATCCATCATAATTTATTGCTTTATCAAATAAAAAAGGAACAAAAAACCACATTCCTATAATAACTACTTCAATCCCGATCAATATCCACACTGGTTTCGTTGTTAAATTAAATTCATATTTAGCATAATCCAGTAAATCTACTAACAAACACGGCAAGTACATAATAATTTTCAAAATTAATGATGACAATTTTTTTCCGGGAGCATTTTTTCTTTTATTAATTTGTTTTTTAAACAAAATATAAACAATACCAAGAACACCAATGAAAATAAATACAGACATTGATAAACGTATCGTATTAAGAAGCGCCGTATGCATTAATAGCCATATTATTCCTCTTACACCCATCATAAATATAATAAAAAATGCTATTGTGATAAAAAATTTAAAAATAATATTCATTTCATTCATTCCTACCATATCAATATCCTCGGGTATGTTTATTTTTTCTCTAATAAAAATAAATAATATAACATATGTAAATGATATTGTTAATACTAATAATTTTGTAAATGCAGGAAATGACGTATTAATATTGAATGGATTGAAATAATAAATTAGAACTATAAATAATATATATTGTATCATTTCTAATTTTGCCAAACGAGATGGGTCTACATATATTTTACGAGTTATACGATCAATAAAACTTAAATCTATTTCTTTTCTTGAAATTTTATCCCATGTGTCACTTAAACTAGAAACATTATTAGCTAAATTTTCTGTAGTATTCGAACCATCCATAATAGTTCTTGTATAATATTAGAATAGTTTTTATTATACAATATATAAATTATAAATTTTCAAATGCAGTTTTTTTGCCGTGACAATCTCGGCATAATGCAACTAAATTATCTACATTGTTAGAACCTCCATTATCAAGTCTTATTTTATGGTCAACCTCAAACCAAGCTGGTAATTGCTTTTTGCAACCTCCGCATTTCCATCCTTGCTCCGCTGCCACATATTTTTTTTTTGTTTCACTTACTGAACGCTTAACATTTAGTGTGGTGCTCGGTATTCTTCCAGAATTTAGTATTCTATTTTCTTGAGAAGTATTATCATGTCCAAATACATTTTTTGACATATTTAATAAAGGAGTTAACATATCACTCGCTTCTTTGTCAATTGGCATATATTTTAAAATACCATTAGCATGTGTTAATAAATTTTTTGATTCTGATGGGTTTTTTTTACTATATAAATAAAGTGAAAGTCCAACAAACCCTATACCTGCCATTTGATAATATTTTTTCCAAGATTTTAATATTTTTACGTATTTACCATCATTGTATGTATTTATAATAAAAAATATAGTAATTATTACAACTAGTAGTTCTATTTTCATTTATATAATAAATATATTTAATTATATTTATTATAATGATTTTGAAAGGAAGTAAACCAACATTTATATGAAAACATCTCTTTCATTAGCTCTAAAATTATGATGATATATCCTCGTATTGATTATTGATTTGGATCGTATGTATTTTTTCCTCTTTTTCCGCAATTAGATTTAATGATTCTAATTCTTTTATTAACTCGCTAACATCAATTGGTTTTACTGAAAATTCCGGACTATAACAATATTTTAGAAGTATTCTACATATGCTGTTTATCAGGTTTTTGTCAATTACATATTTAATACTATTATCAATACCATATATTACACCATGTTCTATAATTTTTGTATAACACATTAAAAATCCCCAAATATCCGCATTTTTTGTAAAAACCTCGTAAAAATATTTCGTCTCATTAAAAACGCCATTTTCATCTACATACATTGACAATACAGATTGAATATATTCTATTATTGTATTTACTTCAAGGACGTCGTAATTAATCTCTCCGGATTCACGAATCATTTCTATCGCGTATATCTTATAAATATCATGTAATATTCTAAGAACACTCTTATAATGTCCTTTACTCTTATTTAATGTTGTATTTAACATTTTTATTGCTATTATTTTCATTAATTCATTGTGCCCTGCTTTTTTATTATATGATACCGATGATGATTTTTGCCTATTGAACTCATGCGGTAGTAATTTTTTTACATAATTATTAAAAAATATACCGGAAAATGGCATATTAAAATGTATAGAACGATTTTTGATTTCCGGAGGTATCGTAATTCCATCATTCTCTCCAGCCAAACCCCAATCAATTAAACGTGCTAATTCGCCATCATGTGTTATTAAAATATTATTTCCTTTTATATCAAAATGGTTCAATTTATATTTATTTATAGGAACTATTCCATTTTTTAATAAACTTATAAGAGCTGTATTTAATCTGATAAAAGGTTTATATTTATTGTTGGCATCCAATAATCTCATTATATAATTGTCAATCGTCATACCTCCGTCTGGTAAATTTAAAATTTTTAGTCTATTTAGATTATTATTTACATTCGACGCATTTATTCCATTATCAGTAAATAAATCGCATGTTTTGTCGAAAGATTCTAAATCAGTTTTATTTAATGCACTCGGAGAACACGTATACGTATCTGATACCAAAAAATATTTACTATTATTAGGAATAGTATCAATTATTTTTTTTACCTTATTCATTTCATCTATTTCTTTTCCTATATCTTCTTCGTACATAAGTTTTGATACATGACTGGGATTATAATTATTAGAATTATCTGAACATTTGAGAGATGGACGAAATACACATCCATATGACCCAGCATCTATTGCCTTCCCTCCATATTTGTATGTTCTTTTTTTTATTCCTTTTTTTTTTGATTTATACGTTTTTTTATTACGCATATGTATAATAGATGTATATATTATTTTTTATATAAATAAATTGTCAAAAAGGTCATTGATAACATTATTCCAATAAATACATATTTCTCTCTACGTTTCCTTTCTTCTTTTACTTTTATTGCTTTTGGTTTATAATGTTCATAATAAGCGACCATTGAATCTTCCATAGTAAATTCTGGTTTCCCCAGCGACACATTTATTTTATTGTGAATAAAGTGAACCCATTTTACGAAAGAAGGTTGTGAATCTAAATAAGGTGTAACTGGATATTTATCTAACAATTCACTAAATTTATTCCCAATTGTTGATATTGGTAAAAATAATGGTATATTCTGTATAAAATCATAATATTTTTTTCTTATTGTTTCATTTGGATTTAATGGATATGATAAAGCAATTGTATGTAATACAAACCAGTAAAATGAGCCCCATACTTCAGGATCTAACGCCATTATAATAAATGATATAAAAAGATTTACAATATAACATATAATGATGAATAATAATAATTATTGCAATAATTGCGGAACAAAGGGTCATATTTTTTACCAATGTAAACATCCAATTACTAGTGTTGGTATTATTGTTTTTAAAATAAATACAGAAGGAAAACGTGAATATGTTTTGATAAGGCGAAAAGATAGTATTGGCTATGTTGAATTTATGAGAGGGAAGTATAATATTTATAATAAAATGTATATTTCTAATATTATCTCTGAAATGACGAATGATGAAAAACAACGTATATTAACTTGCGATTTTGATACATTATGGAAACAATTATGGGGGAATGATATTAATAATCAATATAGAGGTGAAGAAAAAATTTCAAAAGATAAGTTTGAAACATTAAAAACCGGAATTAATGTGAATGATAAAGATTTTTCATTAGAAACATTAATAGCTGAGTGTAAATCTAATTGGAATGAAACCGAATGGGGATTTCCAAAAGGACGTCATAACAATCAAGAAAAAGATTTATTATGTGCTTTACGTGAATTTGAAGAAGAAACTGGTTATTCTAGGCTATCCATTACAATAATCCAGAATTTAATGCCATTTGAAGAAATATTTACAGGTTCTAATTATAAATCATACAAGCATAAATATTTTGTTGCAATAATGGAAAATTTTACAAATAAACCAACGTCATACCAAGATACTGAAGTTAGTAAAATCGAATGGAAAACATTTGATGATACCATAAATTTAATTAGACCTTATAATTTAGAAAAAAAAGAAGTTTTAACACGAGTAGATCTATTATTGGAAAAACATAAATTATATAACATTAATTAATGTAAATAATATTTATGTATATATTAATTATATACGTATATAGTAATATAATGGAACAAAATACACAGAAAAAAACTAAAAAAAAACCATGTCCACGAGGAACACGATATAATAAAAGAACAGAACAATGCGAACCTTTTGATAAACAAAATACGATTGTAACCCCGATTGAACCAAAAAGATCATCTATCGATAAAAATGGAGTTAAAAAAACAAGAAAAAAGCCATGCCCTAGAGGAACACGCTATAACAAAAAAACAGAACAATGCGAACCTTTTGATAAAGAAAAAAATAGCTCTGCTCTTCCTAAATCGGAGAATGCTACGGAGAATGCTCAGGATAATGCTACCGAGAATGCTGCTAAGGAGAATGCTGCTACCGAGAATGCTGCTACGGAGAATGCTACTGAGAATGCTGCTACGGAGAATGCTGCTAAGGAGAATGCTGCTAAGGAGAATGCTAAGGAGAATGCTACCGAGTATGTAGATATACCTAAACCAATTAATGAACCCATTTCTAATGAAAATAAAAGAAAAAATGAGCTGGAATTAGAAGAACGGAGAGAATTATTAGAAAATCAAACAGATTATGATTTCTTATATCCAAATTTAAATGATCCTCAATTTAATATTAAAATATCTGAACGCAAAGAGTTTAATGATAATAAATACGATGGTGAAATATACACGGATATTGAAGCACACGCGGAAAAAATGTGTAACTCTGATTTCGAATTATCTCCGCATCAACTTTTTGTTAGAAATTTTCTTTCGTTTCAAACACCATATAATAGCTTACTATTATATCATGGTCTCGGCAGTGGAAAAACTTGTTCTGCTATAAGCGTTGCCGAAGAAATGAGAGATTATATGATTCAAATGGGGATTACTACTCAAATAATGATTATAGCTTCACCCAACGTTCAAATGAATTTCAGAGTTCAACTTTTCGATGAAAGAAAATTAAAATTAATTAATGGATTCTGGAACATTCGAGCTTGTATTGGCAATAAATTTCTAAAAGAAATTAACCCAATGAATATGAAAGGACTAACAAAGGAAAATGTAATAAAACAAATAAATCGTATTATTGATACATATTATTATTTTTCAGGATATCTTGAATTCGCTAATTATATTACTCGTAAAAGTACTATAACAGACCCATCAATAACGGATCCAAAAAGAATAAAACAAATTATAAAACATAATTTAACAAAGGTATTTAATAATCGTCTAATTATTATAGACGAAATCCATAATATCAGAGTTGCTGATGATACCAAGAACAAACATACAGCAGACAATTTACTTTTGTTAGTAAAAAATGTATCTACTTTAAGATTATTGTTATTATCAGCTACTCCAATGTTTAATAGTTATAAAGAAATAATCTGGCTTATAAATTTGATGAACATAAATGATAGACGTGCAACAATTGAGGTAAAAGACGTTTTCAATAAAGACGGAACATTTAAAAATGCTGAGACAGGAAAAGAAAGCGGAAAAGAATTATTAGAACGTAAAGCAACTGGATATATATCGTTTGTTAGAGGAGAAAATCCTTATACATTTCCATATCGTATATGGCCAAGCAATTTTTCTCCAGAACATACTTTTATTAATAAACCTTATCCTATATTGCAATTAAACGGAGTATCTGAATTATTACCTGTAAATGCAATAAAATATCTTTCGCTTTATTTAATCGACATTGGCGAATATCAACAAAAGGGGTATAATTACATTATTGAACGCATCAAATCTGGAAATATTGGAAACAATCAAATGCCTAATCTGGAAAATATTGAAACATTTGGTTACACAATGCTTCAACAACCACTTGAAGCACTAAATATTATTTTTCCAGATGAGAGATTAGAAAATGAATCTCCTACTTTTAATTCGGCCGATTTAGTTGGTATAAATGGACTGAAGCGTATTATGAGTTACAATGAAGACCAAACTACACACATTCGTAGCAAGTTTGATTATATACCAAGCGCTAAACAAAAATATGGACGTTTATTTTCACCGAGTGAAATCGGCAAGTATAGTAGTAAAATAAAAACAATTTGCGAACGTATCACAAATTCAATTGGAGTTATTCTGGTTTATTCACAATACATTGACGCTGGATTAGTACCTTTAGCACTGGCTTTAGAAGAATTAGGATATTCAAGAGCAGGAAGTGTAAATTCATTATTCCAAACTCCTCCTGCTAATAAAAAAAATGGATTTAACTACGTTATGATAACCGGCGACAAAGGATTTTCACCTGACCCCGATAAGGATATTAAAATGGCTACTAATGATGACAATATTCATGGAAAACAGGTAAAGGTAATTTTAATCTCTCAAACAGGCACAGAAGGATTGGATTTAAAATTCATAAGACAAGTTCATATTCTTGAACCTTGGTATAATATGAATAGGATTGAACAAGTTATTGGTAGAACGATTAGAACGTGCAGTCATAAAGCATTACCATTTAATGAAAGAAATGTTGAAATATACTTGTATGGTTCGCTAATGAAAGATAGAATGACAGAAGAAACCGCGGATTTATATGTATATCGTTTGGCCGAGATTAAGGCAATTCTTATTGGTAATGTTAGCCGTGCATTAAAAGAAATCTCGATCGATTGTATATTAAATCATGGACAAATTAATTTTAGTGAAGAATTTATGGAAAAAAATAATGTCAAACCCGTAAATCTTAAATTATCTAGCGGAATTACATTAGAAAATTATAAAATTGGCGATAAACCATATTCATCTATATGTGATTATATGGAATCATGTTCGTTCCAATGCCGCCCTACAAAAGAAATAACAACCAACGATGTCCGCATGGATACCTATAGTCAAGATTTTATAATGATAAACAACGACAAAATTATATACAAGATTAAACAATTGATGAGGGAGAGATTTTTCTACAGGAAATCTGAACTAGTTACATTGTTAAATACATTAAAACCATACCCGATAATACAAATTAACGCTGCATTACACCAATTTATTGAAGAAAATGAATTCATTATAGACAAATATGGACGCACTGGAAAATTAATTAATATCGATGATTTATATTTATTTCAACCGATTGAATTGAAAGATACCAAAATTGGTATTTATGATAGAACAACCCCATTGGAATTAAAACATGATAATTTTGTCATCAAATTACCAAATGATATAAAAATGAGTGAAGCAATTACAAATGTAAATAAAGAGATTAAGAGTGATGATATAAAAAATAAGGATGAAGATGAGAGTAAAGATCAATCAAGTGATACTATAAAGATGATTATAAAAAACATTAATTCAAAATATAAAATTGGTACCACAAAGCAAGAATTACTAAAGGGAGAAAAAAATTGGTATATGCATTGTAAATTAGCGATTGATTTTATGATTAAACACGAGTTCACTGAACCTTTATTAAAATCTTTATTAGTAGAACATATCATTGATGAATTATCTAGTAATCATATAATTACTATTTTAAATGAATTGTATGAAAATACAAATTATGATGAAATGGAACCAATTCCATATGTAAAAGCATATATCAAAAAACAAATATTGAATGGAGATAAAAACATTAAAGGGTTTTTATGGAAAGATAAGAAAACCCAAGTTATTATTGTAAAACATTCTAGGGAAAAATGGCACATTGCCGAAGCAGAGGATATTAAAGATTTGGCACAAGTATTAATTAATAATAAAAAAAATATTATATCAAATTTAAATGACTTAATTGGATTTATTAATAATTTTAAAAATGAAGATTATGTGGTTTTCAAACTGAAAAATATTACGAATCAACGTGATTCCGGCGCGCGGTGTGACCAAATTTCTTTAAAAGGAAAATCAATTGAAACGTTAAATGTGATTATTGGTAGTAAAAAATTTGATAATAAAAGCCTGAATGTTCCACAAAGAGAGATTTGCATTATCCAAGAATTTTATTTACGTAGTTTTGATAAAGATAGAAAAAATCAAAAACGTTGGTTTTTATCACCACCCGAATCGGTCTTGACCGATATTGAAAAATTTTCATCTTCTATTAAGATAAAAAAAAATATATAAAAATATATAAAAAATATAAAAATATATAAAATAAAAATATATAAAAAATAAAATTGAATAACAATTTAAAAATAATATCATTAATTAATATTAAGATGTCATTATTCACGAATACAAAAAATAAATCGAATGTTGTTAATTCATCAAATGAACCACTTTATAATTTAATTTTAATTAATAAGACTATACACGTATCTATTAATAATGTTGGAAGTAATATAAAAGAAACATTAGAAAAAGTTATCGCTTCACAAATAGAAGGAAAATGTATCGTAGAAGGATACATTAAACCGAAATCTATCGAAGTTATTACATTTTCAAGTGGGTTAGTTAATAGTTCTAATATTATTTTTGAAGTTATATTTCAATGTTATGTATGTTCGCCCGTAGAAGGTATGTATATTAATTGTATTGCAAAACATATTAATAAAGCAGGTATTCGTGCCGAAGTAAAAGAAATACCTTCACCTGTTGTTATATTTATTGCTCGAGACCATAATTATTCATCTCCATTATTTTCACAGGTTAAAGAAAATGATAATATTACTATTAGAGTCATTGGACAACGATTTGAATTAAATGATACGTATATTTCCATTATTGCCGAAATTGTCGATTCTTCGTTATCTATTAAACAACCTAACGCAAATCTTGAAAAATCTCAGGTTCAGCCAATTACTACTAAAAAAAAATTAACGATTAAAGTACGAAAACCGCTTTCTATAAGTGAAAATGTAGTTTAACCCTGATTTTATTTATTTTTAAATTAATATAAATACAAGAACTATTATAATATAATGTCATTAAATTATTTAAAAGAACGTATCGAAACTATGCAAAAATATCATCAAATCGAAATTTTGAGAATATTAAAAAAGTATTCTTCCGTGAAAATGAATGAGAATAATAATGGAACTTTTATTAATCTTACCGAATTACCAGAAAATGTAATTGGTGAATTGGAAAAATATACAAAATATGTTGACGTACAACAAATTCAATTAAAAAATGTTGAAAGTGAAAAAAATAAGATTGAACAACATTTTTTTACTACATAACTACCAGTTAAAAGATAATAAAGATTTACTCATTATATATTATATAATAATGAGTAATTTTGAAACAAATCCCATTGTATTGATCCCTTTGTTAAATAAATACATGTTTTCCAGTGAAAATATGAAAAATGGTTATCATAATACAACTATTATGCCGATTATTAAGAAAGAAATTCCTGTAAAAATATGTAATTCTTTTATTCCATTTCAAAAAGATAAATTGTTTTGGTGTTTTTTTATTATATTAAAAGGGTTCGATGAATATGAAATGAATCACTCAAATTTTTTTACAATAGAAAAACAAATTAAAATAGAAGCAGTGGAAAAACTTAAAACTATAAAAGATAAACTTAAGGTTTTAAAATTAAAACGCACTCAGCTTGAAGATGAACTGGTTAATAAACAAACAATTACAATTAAAGGATTATACGCTCTTTGCTTAATTCATGATATATCTGTTACATATATTTATCAGCGTAAATATTGTGAATTATTTTCATCCGAGACTGGAAAAAAGGGCATTATTATACAAAACGATAAAAAAGAAAATATGTTAAGATGGTCTTCAAATGAAAATAATGATGGCTCTAACATAATAGATGATTATATTAAAAAAATAAAAGATGAATACTGGTTGATTATGAATATACAAAAACCATTAAATGCACCATCATCATACTCATTAAAAGATTTACATATAATTTGTGGAAAATTACAAATTGAAGTAAATAAAATTATAAACGATAAGACCAAATCTAAAACCAAAAAGGAATTATACGAAGATATATTAGAACATTTATAATAATATTTATATAATCAAATAATTTATATATTATTTTTAAAATTGAATAAGATGATATAAATATTATCACTTATATTTATATAATAAACCATGGCATATACAAATAAACCTCCTATAACCAATGCTGATAAATCTAGTTACAAATCCGCAAAAAATGATATAACTCGTAAGGAGGAGACTCGTAAGGAGGAGACTCGTAAGGACGACACTCGTAAGGACGACACTCGTAAGGACGACACACGTAAGACCGACACACGTAAGACCGAGACTCGTAAGGCCGACACTCGTAAGGCCGACTCAACTACAGAAATAAATAAATTACTAAAAGAATATCTTACAAATATTACAAAAGATAACGTAGATGAAGAAATGGAATTAGAAGTAAAATTTGGAACTATTAGTAGTAAAAAATTAACAAGGATTAATTACAATAATATTATTAAAAAACTATTATCACTTGGTTTTACAATTGAAAATAATATTTATTTACTTCGCATTCAAACTGAATATTATAACGCAAGAACGCGGGTTACTAATCAATCCAATATTAGAACTGAAATAAATGGATTACAAAATATACGAAAATATTGTCAAACAAATCGTCTTGATACAATAGAAACAGGGGTATCTTATATAGAAAAAAAACGATTCAGTAATACAGACAACCCTCATTCTGTTGACATTAATGATTTTAATTTTCGTATTTCACTAAGCAAAGAAAAACGTATTAAACCAAATGACCAAAACATTCGTACTATTCTCGATACATGGGCTGAACAAAAGAAAAAATTTAGATATTTAAATCGGATAAAACTAAAACATTCAATATTTCCGGTTGTTATCGACTTGAGTATTGTGAAACAACATTATACATCCGAATATAATATTCATGATTCTGGCGTGTTTAAATCATTTGAAAAATATGAGGCTGAAATAGAAGTTATAAATAGTTTAGTTGGTATTGGAACACCATACAATGAACCAGATATATTAAATACCCGTGTATTAAAGCCAGTTATCAAATATATTCTTTCCGGTATTCAAGAATCAAATTATCCTATCAGTTTTATTGAACAACAATTTGTTAAACAAGAATATATGAAATTATTATGGGACAAAGAATACGATGAAAAAATTGAAGTTACATCATCAAATTTTGTCGGTCCTTCATCATTTACACTACAATTAGAAAATATAAAACCTATGAATTCTGACGTATTTACGCCAAATATTCGTGAAAATTTTTCAGTTACTGATAAAGCAGATGGAGAACGCAAATTACTATTTATTTCATTAATTGGTAAAATATACTTGATTAATACGAATATGGATATTCAATTTACAGGAACATTATCAAAAAATAAGGAATTATGGAATACATTATTAGACGGAGAACACATTCTGTATGATAAGAAAAAAAAATTCATTAATTTATACGCAGCATTTGATATATATTATGTTGCTGGAGAAGATATTCGGTCTAAAGCTTTCATATCCGCTTCAGTTGATGATTTACAAACAAACTTTCGTTTGTCAATACTTGAAAATATAATGAAAAAAATAAATGCTATTTCTATAATTGGCGAATCTTCTCCAGTTCCTCTAAGAATTACAAATAAACGTTTCTATAATACAACAACTAGTCAAACAATTTTTCAAGGTTGCACTTTTATTTTAACAAAAATTCACGATGGGTTATTTGAATATGAAACCGACGGATTAATTTTTACACCCATGAATTTCGGCGTTGGGTCTAATAAAGTCGGTGAATATGTCATACCCAAAAAAAAAACGTGGGATTATTCGTTTAAATGGAAACCATCCAATTATAATACAATTGATTTCTTGGTATCAGTTAAAAAAAATGATAACGGGGAAGAGTTTATTGGAAATTTATTTGAAGCTGGCACTGATAATACTTCTACAACCCAAATTCCTGAATATAAAACATTAACACTTCGAGTAGGGTTCGACGAATATATGCACGGATATATAAATCCTTACCAAGACGCGATCGAAGATAACATACCAGCTTATCTAAATTATCAAGAAACCAAAAAAAATAAAGATAAAAGCTATATACCAAAACAATTTTTCCCAACTGAACCAAGCGATAAAAACGCCGGTATATGTAATTTATTGCTCACAGGTAATATAAATGATAAACAAATGTTCACTGAAGAAAATGAAATTATTCAAGATAATATGATTGTTGAGTTTCGATACGATATTACACGAGAAAGTCAATGGCGATGGATTCCTTTGCGAGTTCGTTATGATAAAACCGCGCAATTATTAAATGGAGAAAAAATGTACGGAAATGCATACCACGTCGCTAATAGTAACTGGCACTCTATTCATAAACCAATTACGCAAATGATGATTATGACTGGGGAAAATATTCCAATAGAACTAAACGATGATGATGTTTACTACAATAAAGTCAATGGAATAAGTAAAACAGGAGCTCTTCGTGATTTTCATAATTTATATGTTAAAACTGCACTCATTAAAAGTATTTCTAAACCAGGTGATACATTAATTGATTTAGCCGTTGGAAAAGGCGGAGATTTTCCAAAATGGATTGATACCAAGTTGAAATTCGTGTTTGGTATTGACATTTCACGCGATAATATTCAAAATCGCCTCAATGGTGCTTATGCAAGATATCTTAATTATCGTAAAAAAAACAAGGTTATGCCTTCGGCATTATTTGTAAATGGAAATTCCAGTGTTAACATACGTAACACAACAGGCATTCTAGTAGATAAGGATAAGCAGATTACAAGAGCTGTATTTGGACAAGGGCCCAAAGATGCAAAATTATTAGGTCAAGGCGTTTATAATCAATATGGTGTAGCTTCCGAAGGATTTGATATTTGCTCGATTCAATTTGCCATTCATTATATGTTTGAAAACCAAGAAACATTACATAATTTCTTACGAAATGTTTCTGAAGTAACCAAAGAAGGCGGCTATTTTATTGGAACTAGTTATGATGGAAACAAAATATTTAATCTTATTAAAGGCATACCAGAAAACGATAGTAAAGTAATTATGGATACTGGAGAGGAAAAAAAAAAAATATGGGAATTAACTAAACGTTATGGAAATAACGAGTTTAATGATGATGATTCCTGTGTTGGATATGCAATTGATGTTTATCAAGACTCAATAAATAAAACTATACGAGAATATTTAGTTAATTACACTTATTTGACTCGTATATTGGAAAATTATGGGTTTGTCTTAATTAGCGGTGAAGAGTTGAAAACATTAAATTCAAAAATAACTACAGGAACTGGTTTATTCAGCACTTTATTCACTCAAATGAATGATGAGATCAAGAACAAGGTAAATATTCGCGCTTTTTCATACGACAAAGCACCATTAATGAGTGACGAAGAACGTACTATTTCATTCTTAAATCGATATTTTATTTATAAAAAGGTGCGTAAAGTTAGTAATACAGAAAAGGTATCACTGGATTTACAAGATAAGCCAAATGTTTCTATAAGTGAAGTGACTAACATTAAACCAAAAAGCACCATTAAACGTAAGTTAAAAGTTTCTACGAAAAAACCAGTAGAAAGCGCAAAACCAGTAGAAAGCGCAAAACCAGCAGAAAGTGAAAAACCAGCAGAAAGTGAAAAACCAGCAGAAAGTGCAAAACCAGCAGAAAGTGCAAAACCAGCAGAAAGTGAAAAAACAGCAAAACCAAAAGTTTTAAAACTTGGCCGAACTATTAAAATTAAAAAAAAAATAGATGAGACTAACCCATTGTAATCAATCCCCTTTATGCTTCATATAAAAATAGACAAGGGTCTAAATTACTAATTATAATAACTACATAAACATATCATAACATTATATTTAATACGAATGAGTTTTTTTTTACTACCTAATATTCAATATAATGAAAATTTATATAAATATATACAAACTGAAAATTTATTCAAAAAATATAATTCTTGTATTCAAATAAAAAATAATCAGGTAAATGATACGTTTATGATAAATAAAACATTATACAAATATTTAAGTATAATAAAAGAGCAAATTGATAATCGTACCAATCAGTGGGATAAATATAAAAAATATACAAATCCATATGAATATATTCATTCTATTATACCAAACACTAAACAATCAATTTCTACACTAAAACCAATCTCGCG